AGTTGTCAACAACAAAGCGTAATGAGTTGAAGCTCCTTGCTCAGAATCGTGTATTCTGCATAGTAAAGGACAACAATGACAACTATTGGTTAGCTGGTTCTGAGTACGGATGCGACATCACTGCAATGACTTCCGAGTCAGGTACTGCAATGGGTGACGTTCAAGGCTACAATTTCACTTTGAGTGCGATTGAAGCTGAATCTCCATACTTGGTACAGGCTGCTGTTGCAACTGAATTAGGTATCTAATTTCTTGTTTTCATAGTTTCTAATAGGGGGCGGCTTTCGGGTCGCCTCTTTTTTTTACGCCAAAAATGGTCAGTGATATTTCAATATTTGTGTATGGAAATATTCAAAAACATAAAAGGATACGAAGGATTGTATCAAATTTCAAATTATGGGAGGGTGTATTCAACTAAAAGAAAAAAGCCAAGATTTATTACCGGCATGAATTGTTTTGGTTATAAAAGAGTACGACTTCGAGATGCAAAAGGAATAGATACTGATTTTTTTGTTCATAGATTGGTAGCATTGCATTTTATAGAAATGATTGAAGGAAAAGACTTTGTTAATCATAAAGATTTTGATCGAGCCAACAATCATGTAGATAATTTAGAATGGTGTACTCACGCTGAAAATATAAGACATGCTCGTAAACATGGCAGAATCAAAATGACTGAGGAGGGGAAAAAAAGAGTTCTAGAGGCATTGCAAAAACCTGTAATTGATTTACAAACCGGCATTCAATATGATTCACTATCTAAAGCATGTAGATGCTTAAATTTACTACATAATACTCAATGGTATAAGATAAAAAGAAAACAAAAAGACAAAAGATTTGAATTTGTATGAGCCATTTTCCGAAAAATCTTAATTATATATAGATGCTGCAACTGAATAAAGCGGAAACAAAGTTCTGGTACTTGACTTTAGGGGAGAAAACAACGATTCTCAACCCTTACTATTTGTTCTCGCTAAAGCATAGATTAACGGCTGTCACTTACAATTTCATACTTACTGATTCAAGTTCCTACACTGATAGGTATAACAAGTTTGAAATCACAGAGGGAACTACAATCACTCTTGACGCAGGTGAGTATGAATACAAAATATACGCTCAAACATCTGACACAAACACTGACCCATCTCTTGCGAATGAGTTAGTAGAGAGAGGAATTGTAAAGGTTGATTTTGACCCAACGGCAGCGACACAATACACCGTTGAACTGAATGAGAAAATATACGAAATTGAAGCACCTGAGGCAATCGCTTACTTATTACTCGAAAGCGGTGACTTCTTACTTCAAGAAGACAACACAAGCAAAATATTATTATAGATGGCTGATAAAAAAATAAGTGCATTAGACGCTATTGTTTCGGTAGATGACGCTGATGTCCTGCCGATAGTCGACACGAGCGTTGCAACGACAAAGAAAGTAAACGTGAGCCAGATTAAGGCTCTCGCACCTGTTCAAAGTGTAGCATCTAAGACGGGTGCTGTTTCTCTTGTGAAGGGTGATGTTGGATTAGGGAATGTCGACAACACAGCAGACGCAGATAAGCCTGTATCAACTGCGACACAAACGGCTTTAAATGCTAAACAAGACACTTTAGTAAGTGGCACTAATATAAAGACTGTAAACTCTACTTCTTTACTTGGTAGCGGTAACATTGAAATATCTTCATCAGTTGCATGGGGAGGCATTACAGGCACTTTATCAAGTCAAACCGATTTGCAGTCAGAACTTGACGGGAAAGAGGACACCATCACAGGGGCAGCCACAACCATCACAGGAACTGATTTAACGGCTTCTAGAGCATTAACATCAAGTGCAACGGGTAAGGTTGAAGTTTCTGCTGTTACTTCCACGGAACTGGGATATTTGGACGGGGTTACTTCTGCAATACAGACACAGATTGACGGAAAAGAGGCAACGATTACAGGTGCGGCAACTACTATAACAAGTTCAGACTTGACTGCATCTCGTGCGGTTACTTCTTCAGCAACGGGCAAAATAGAGGTTTCATCTGTTACATCTACTGAACTCGGATACGTTAGCGGAGTAACAAGTGCTATTCAGACCCAAATAGAGGGCAAACAAGCGACTATCACGGGGGCGGCTACAACTATTGACGATGCAGATTTGACCGCATCAAGAGCATTGATTTCTGACGGAAGCGGTAAGGTTGCGGTAAGCGATGTTACCTCTACTGAATTAGGTTATTTGGATGGGGTTACAAGTGCTGTGCAGACGCAAGTCGATTCCAAAACTGCAAAACTAATTACAACTAACCGCCAAACTGCATCCTACACACTTGTTTTAGGCGATGCCGATAAATTAGTAGAGATGAACGTGGCAACGGCAAATAATTTAACCGTGCCTCCAAATTCATCGGTTGCTTTTGCAACGGGAACTCAAATTCTTTTAGCACAATATGGATCGGGTCAAACGACAATAGTTGCGGGTTCAGGGGTTACAATTAGAAGCAACGGAGCAAAGTTAAAATTAAACGTGCAGTATAGCGGTGCTACTTTGATAAAAATAGGCACTGATGAGTGGTATTTATTTGGAGATATAGTAGCATGATTTTAGCAAGTCACGGAATTATAGGGAGTCAGATACTGCAAGTTGATGCGGATTATTTGGCTTTTTATAATAGAGTTATAACCGCTGGAGGCTCACTTTCAACAACTGAGCAAGATGCAACTTTGCAATTAGTATTGGATTTGAAAGATTACGGAATTTGGACTAAAATGCAAGCCATTTACCCAATGGTTGGTGCAAGTGCGGCAGCGTGTGCTCAGAATTTAAAGAGTTCAAGTTTTACGGGGACATTCACAAGCGGTTGGACTTTTGCGAGTACGGGAGTTACTCCTAACGGAACGAGTGCGTATATGGATACGGGGTTAGTACCTAATGGTAATCTATCACAAAATAGTGTATCAATGACTTATTACTCGCGAACAAATCAAAGTTTTACGGATACATTTATGGGGTGTGCTGATACAAGTTATGCAAATGGTTTGTATTTTATACCTAAAAATAGCCCGAATAATGAATATTCACGAGTGAATCAAAGTTCCTTTACCAATCCAACGGGGCATTCAAATACATTTGGTTTTTTTGAAATTTCAAGAATTGCATCAACAGGTTGGAAATCTTTTAGAAATGGTAGCGTTGTAAATACAGTTAGTGTTGCTTCTTCAGGATTATCATCTGCTAATATATATGTTGGGTCGGGTAATTTTTCGCCTCAACAATACACATCGTGTGAATGTGCTTTTGCTTCAATCGGTGACGGATTAACCGACACCGAAGCATCTGATTTTTACGATGCAGTAGACGCATTTCAAACCACTTTATCTCGTAACGTATGATAGGCTATATTTTAACAAAAGAACAAAAAGAGGCAATACAAGGTGTGTTTTTTGCTACGGATATTTTTTTTAATTGCGTTGAAGATATTAATGGTGAATGGTTTTTATTTTTAAGCGACCAAGATAAAGCGTTATTGCCTCAAGAGTATTTGTACCTATTAGATTTGCCACAAGGCGAATATGTACCACCACCAACACCCGACCCATTCTAATGAAATTTCCAATAAACTTTGAGCAATTCAAAAGCGACCCTTTAAAGGCGTTGCTACTTATCTCATTTAGTGCAATGAGTGTACTATACTATCGGGCAGAATCTCAAAGCAAGGAGATTAACCAAAGGTGTGAAGAACGACTACAATTGTGTGAGGCTAAACTCGACAAATTAAGCAAGGCACTAAAGACTCAAGATTCTCTTTGCTCGGCTCTTATAACTGAAATTAAGATTTACAAATCACTTGGCAAAATATGAAATACTTAGGCTTCATCGCATTATTAGCACTTATAACGGCTTTATCTATCAAACCAAAGTCAATCGAGGAACGAGTAGAAGAGCAAATAGAAGAGAGTGTAGCTTTACACGATAGTGCAATGAACTTGCTTATACAGTTGCACGAAAAGAACGATTCACTTATAGACAAATACTTTCCTAAAGATGGAGTGGGTAATAATTAAAGAAATAGAAGGCGAAGGCTACATCATTGAGGATTGCTGCGGTGATACTCATTTTGTAACCTATGAACTATACAACAAATACAATGATTGACAGAGTATTTAAGAATTGGAAAACGACGGCTTTAGGTGTTCTATTAGTAACAGGCTCATTGATATTAGTAGGAATAAACAAAGCAACACTAACCGAAGCAGGGGCGTTTATCGTCGCTGGGGTTGGGTCTATATTTGCAAAAGATAAAAAAGATGGAAAATAACTTCATACGGATCAACTTTGCGGAAAGCAAAATACCCATTTTCAAGGAAAACAAAGCCAAAGGATTCTTGACATATGGGCAGGATAACGCTTACCCTCAGATGTTGATTGATTTATTCAATAGCTCACCAAAGCACGGAGCGATTGTTACTCAGAAAGCAGACTTCATAGCCGGTGATAAAACCGAAATTGTAGCATACAACACAGAGGATATTGCAAAAGCAAACGATGCTCTTGATTCAATTAACGCCTATGAAGATTTTGACAGCCTTAAAAATAAGATTGCTCAAGACTTGGAATTGTTTGATGGGTTCGCTCTTGAGATTATTTGGAACAAAGCCAAAACCAAGATAGCTGAGATTTATCACTTGCCGTTTCAGAATGTACGTCACTCGTTAGATGGTCATTACTTATACGCTGAGGATTGGAGTGATAGGAAAGTAAAGCCTGACCATTATTACGCTTGGAATCCCAATACGAGAGAGAGTAAGCAAGTGTATTATTTCAAGATGTACAAGGCAGGTTGCGGAGAGTATCCGACTGCACCTTACCAATCAGCTCTGAAGTACATAGAGATAGACACAGAGATTGCCAACTTCCATCTTAACTCAATCAAATCAGGCTTTTCGGCTCAGACGCTTTTACAATTGTTTAAGGGCATTCCATCACCTGAAGAAGCTCGGCAGACCA